CCACTAAATAACCAAAGGAGTTAAAAAAGAAAATGGCAACATTTAATCAAAGAAACATAACTGAGTTTCGATCAAGATTGACTGGTGGTGGTGCAAGAGCTAATTTATTTGAGATTGAGATTGCTTTTCCAGAAGAGTTAGGAATTGACCTAAACTTAGTAACGGATAAAGTTCCATTCCTTGTAAAGGCTGCAGAGATACCAGCATCTAACTTGGGTAATATTCCAGTTCCATATCGAGGTCGTGTTCTTCCTGTTGCTGGAGATCGCACCTTTGATCCTTGGACAGTAACTGTTATCAATGACTCTGATTTCTTAATCAGAGATGCAATGGAAAAATGGAGTAATTCTATTAACGATTTGCAGACAGCTCAAGGAACAATTAACCCAGAAGTTTATCAAAGATCTGCTGATGTAAAACAATTAAGTAGAGAAGGAGCTAATCCTGGCGATCCAGAAAAATTACTAAGACAGTATAAGTTTGAAGGAATTTATCCTAATACTGTAAGTTCTATTCCTCTTGATTTTGGTGCAACTGATCAGATTGAAGAGTTCCAAGTTACATTTAACTACTTATTCTATGAAGTAGTTTCTCCACTAGGTAACTTCTAGTTGATAAATATCACAGTTTAAGTTATAATATAAATACCACTATAGGTATAAAAGTTATACAATGGCACAACTATTTGGTTTCTCAATTGATGATTCGTATAAGAAACCGTCAGAATCAGTAGTCTCGCCCGTCCCCAAAAGTAATGAGGACGGTGCAGACTATTATTTGGCGTCAGGATTTTATGGTCAATATTTAGATGTAGAGGGCGTATTTAAAACAGAATACGATTTAATTCGCAGATATCGTGAGATGGCACTCCATCCCGAAGTTGATTCTGCGATAGAGGATATTATAATTGAAGCAATAGTTGCGGATCAAAATGATTCACCAATTTCAATTGATCTTCAGAATTTAGATGTAGGGCCTCAAATTAAAGAAATAATTCGTGGAGAGTTTCAGTATATTAAAGAAATGCTGGACTTTGATAAGAAAGCACATGAGATATTTCGTAACTGGTATGTAGATGGAAGAATATACTATCATAAAGTTATAGATTTAGAAAAACCAGAAGAAGGAATTAAAGAACTTAGATATATTGATGCACTTAAAATTAAATATGTAAGAGAACAAAAGAAAAAAGGTGGTGCAAACGCAATACAATATTCAAATAATAACCGACCAGGCTTAGAAGGTTCAAATCCAGTAGATGCTGAGTTTCCAGGCTTGACTGAATATTTTATATACACTCCTAATTCATATCAGAAAAATCAATACGGATCTGTTGCTGTTACAGGACAACAGAAAGATGCAATTAAATTTGCTAAAGATGCAATTGCATATTGTACATCAGGTTTAGTAGATCGTAATAAACATACAGTTCTTTCATATTTACAGAAAGCAATCAAGGCACTTAATCAATTAAGAATGATTGAAGATAGTCTTGTAATCTATAGATTATCAAGAGCTCCAGAAAGAAGAATATTTTATATTGATGTTGGTAATCTACCAAAAGCAAAGGCAGAACAATATCTTCGTGAAGTGATGAGTCGTTATCGTAATAAATTAACTTACGATGCATCAACTGGTGAGATTCGTGATGATAAAAAATACATGTCAATGATGGAAGATTTCTGGCTACCAAGAAGAGAAGGTGGTCGTGGAACAGAAATTTCAACATTGCCTGGCGGACAAAACTTAGGAGAACTTACAGACGTTGAGTATTTCCAGAAGAAACTTTTCCGTTCTTTGAATGTTCCTGAGTCTCGCATGGCTGATAATGCAAGTTTCAGTTTAGGTCGTTCATCAGAAGTTTTAAGAGATGAACTTAAGTTCAGTAAGTTTGTTGGAAGAATGAGAAAGAGATTTAGTAATCTCTTCCATGACATACTTAAAACTCAATTAATTCTTAAGAATGTAGTAACTCCAGAAGAATGGGAGATGATGAGTGATCATATTCAATATGATTTCTTATATGATAATCATTTTGCTGAATTAAAAGATGCTGAATTAATGCAAGAAAGACTTGGACTTGTTGCAACTGCCGATCCCTACATTGGAAAATACTATTCTGTAGATTATATTCGTCGTAAGATTTTACGTCAGACAGATGATGAGATTGTAGAACAAAATAATCTTATCACACAAGAAAAAGATGCTGGTATCATTCCACCAACTGAACAAGAAATGATGATGGCACAATCAATGATGGCGGCACAAAATCCAAATTTAGGAGCAACACCAGCAGATCCCGAAGTAGATACAAGTAAAACTGAGGATCCAGACTCGCCAGGCACGCCAGATCTTAAAGGTGGCGAGATATAAATAAAACATAGGTATAGGATTTTTATCTAATGGATGAATTAATGAACTTGATAATTGCGGATGAATCTCCATCTGAAATTAGTGATTCAATAAAAACTGCTCTATTTGCAAAGTCTCAGGACAGAATTGATGCACTCAAATCTCCTGTTGCTAATGCAATGATGGGTTATGATTTTGAAACTGAGGAAGATTTAGAATCAGAAACAGTTGGTGAGCTTGATAATGCTGAAGAAACCGAAGAGGAAGAGTAAATGGCACATCAACCAGTAGGCGATTCACAAACACTTACTACAGGAACAGGATCAACAAGAGTACAATTTACGGTACAATCCGATACTCTTAGAGTTGTTCCGACAGGAAATAATGTTCATGTAGCAATAGGTACAACCGCAACTGCTACTACATCTGATTATTTTGTTCCAGCTGGAGCTTCTGCTACCTTAAACTTAGGTAGAGCTAGTTGCATAGGAATTGGTGCAATAACAAAAGGAAACGGAACGGTTATTACACTTCCAGAAGGAATGGGTAATCCATTTAGAGTAGATGATGTTGTAACTGTTTCTGGCATCACTGGTGTTACAGGATTCAATACAACTGGAAAAGTTGTTTCAATTCAAGAACAAAGAACCATTGGGTTTGCACAGTTTGGTGCTAAAATAACTATTGATCATGATAGTCGAGCTCTTAACTCTGATAACGCAGTTGTAACAGCAGGACAATTGAGAAGAACCTTAACAGTTGCTGCAAGAACTGACACTGGAACAGGGAAAATGTACGCACAACAAGTTCAAATATCAGGAGTACAATAATGAAACTTATCAGAGAAGAAATAGAACAGGTTGAAGTTATTGTTGAGAGTCGCAACGGTAAGAAGAATCTGTATATTGAAGGAGTATTCCTTCAAAGTGAAATGAAAAATCGTAATGGTAGAATGTATCCAAAACAAACGTTAATGCGTGAGGTTAATAGATACAATGAAAACTTTGTTGAGAAGGGGAGAGCCCTTGGAGAGTTGGGTCATCCTGATGGCCCGACTGTCAATCTTGACAGGGTATCTCATAAAATTGTTTCTCTTAAAGAAAGTGGAAATAATTTTATAGGAAAAGCAAAGATTCTTAGCACACCAATGGGTAAGATTGCATCTAACTTATTAGGTGAGGGTGTTAAACTTGGTGTTTCATCAAGAGGTGTAGGGTCTTTAAGTAAAACAAACGAAGGATACAGTGTGGTGGGAGAAGATTTTACTCTTGCTACTGCTGCTGATATCGTTGCAGATCCTTCTGCTCCAGATGCATTTGTAGATGGAATTATGGAAGGAAAAGAGTGGGTTTGGGATGGAGGCATCATTCGTGAACGCCTTGCATCAAAGACTTACAAACAGATTAACACTTTAGTTGATCAAAGAAAATTAGACGAACAAAAATTAAACGTCTTTGAAGATTTCTTAGCAAATCTTTAAATATATAAATAAAAACAGATTATACACAAGGTAATTCGGAGAGTTCAAATGTCCCGTGGGAAAAATTTACAAGAAATGGAGAACGCCGTAACCAAGGGTGCAAAACCAGCTGAGCCAATGCAAACCATGGCAGGCGTGAGTTATGAAGACCTCGGTGGCCCAACTCCAGAAAACAATTCACCAACAGACGATTCTAATAAATTAAAGGA